GAAGTGATAAGAGAAAGAATAGTAAAAGAATATGAGATGCCTCCTCTTGACTTTATTGGGTGATGACTAATGGCACTAAATCCCTTTTTTCTACAAGGATCGCAAAGTGAGCAGAGACTTGTTCAAGATTTAATTAATGAACAATTAAAAATTTATGGTGTAGAGGTCATATATTTACCCCGTAGAATTGTAAATAAGGATAGTATTTTTACGGAAATACAATCATCAAAATTTAGTGATAATTTTGCAATTGAAGCTTACGTCAATACATTTGACGGATATGGTGGAGCTGGTGATATAATGACTAAATTTGGAATGAGTTTAAAAGATGAACTGATCGTTACAATATCCAAAGAAAGATTTGAAGATTTTATTTCACCATTTTTACAAGGATTACCTGAAAGTGAGATAGAAGTTGCAACTAGACCTAGTGAAGGTGATTTAATTTATTTTCCTTTAGGTAAAAGAATTTTTGAAATTAAATTTGTGGAGCATGAAAAACCATTTTATCAGTTAGGTAAAAATTATGTTTATGAACTTAGATGTGAACTCTTCGAACTCGAAGATGAAATAGGTGGTTGGGATCAACTCAGCACAACCACTGAGGCAATTGATGAAGTTCTTGTAGATCAAGGATATATTACTTCACTCAAACTTATATCTGTAGGATCAACAGCAACTTTAGGTGTCGCAACTGCGACTGGATATATTCGTAAAATATTCCTTAACGAAGATGGATATGATTACACTAAAATTCCTACAGTTTCAATTGAACCTGCACCAGCTGGTGGAACAAACGCTACTGCCGTTGCAATAACATCATCTATTAGTGGATCAGATTCAGTGAGAGAAATATTACTAACTAATCCTGGTGCTGGATATACTGTGACTCCGAAAGTTACAATTGTGAGTGCCACATCAACAATTCTTGGTATTGGTTCCACATCTTATGGTGTTGGAGCTGCTGCGACAGCATTATTAGTTACAGATGGTGCTGGTATTGGCACTGTAACACTAACTTCACCTGGTAGTGGATATCCTACTGCACCAACATTATTCTTTACTACCCCTACTTCTGGAGTTGGAACTGCTACAGGTAAAGTTTTAGTAAGTGCTGCAAATACGGTTACACAAGTTCTTATATCTGACGCAGGTATAGGTTACACTTCTGGAACAGGAATCGCAACAGTTTCTCCACCTCCAGTAATAACTGGTATTGGAACTTTCCAATTTAATGAGATTGTTACTGGATCACGTTCAGGTGCACAGGGTAGAGTTAAATCATGGAATACTACTACAAATGAATTAAAATTAGGCACTACGAACGGGACTTTTGTAGCAGGTGATATAGTTGTAGGAGAAGTATCTTCTGCAAATTATACTGTTGATTTCGTTGAGTCTGCAGAGTTTGCTGATAAATATGATAAAGGTGAGGAAATCGAAACAGAAGCAGATGCGATTATTGATTTCTCAGAGAACAATCCATTTGGTACATTTTAATGTTAGGAACTTATTACTATCACGAAATAATTAGAAAGACAATTGTTTCTTTTGGTACATTATTTAATGCGATTAATATTCGTCATGATGATTCTGGAGGAAATACTTATAGTGAGTTAAAAGTTCCATTAGCATACGGACCTTCACAAAAATTTCTTGCTAGACTCGAACAACAGGCAGATTTAAATAAACCAGTCGGCATCACTCTTCCCAGAATGTCATTTGAAATGAACAGTGTAAGTTATGATTCATCAAGAAAAACTGGAGTTACTCAAACATTTAAGGCATCTGACGGAAATAATGTAAAAAAAGTTTTCATGCCTGTTCCATATAATATTGGATTTGAATTAAATATACTTACTAAATTAAATGATGATGCTTTACAAATTATTGAACAGATATTACCATATTTTCAACCATCATTTAATCTTACAGTTGATTTAGTTAAATCTATTGGAGAAAAAAGAGATATACCAATCGTTTTAGACAGTATTAATTTTCAAGATGACTATGAAGGTGATTTTTCTACAAGAAGAGCATTAATATATACACTAGGATTTACAGCAAAGACATATCTATTTGGTCCTGTTGCAGAATCTTCTGAGGGTCTCATTAAGAAAGTTCAAGTTGATTATAGTGCAAATACTGATACTAGAAATGCGAAACGTGAAATGAGATATACAGTGACTCCAGATCCTGTTGATGCAGGTCCTGATGATGATTTTGGATTTAGTGAAACTACATCTTTCTTCTCAGATTCTAAATCTTATAGTCCTACAAGACAAAATGATATCTAATGGATAATTATAAATCTATTAATAAAGCTTTAAATATCAACTCCGAAGTTGTACCTACACCTGAAGATCTTGTTTCTAAAAAAGGTCAACTTAAAAAAGTTGAAGGACAAGACATAGGAAAAGATTATGATTACACAAGAGGTAATCTGTATTCATTAATCGAAAAAGGACAAGAAGCAATCAATGGTATTATGGAAGTTGCAGGTGAAACTGCAAGTCCAAGGGCATATGAAGTTGCAGGCCAATTAATAAAATCAGTGGCGGACACAACTGATAAGTTGATGGATCTACAGAAAAAAGTCAAAGAAGTTGAAGAAGATAGTAATAAAACTACAAATAATGTTACAAATAATGCCTTGTTTGTTGGTTCAACATCTGAGTTATCAAAAATGCTGAAACAAGGAATTCTAAATAATAAAGAGGCATCGAATCCTAAGAATGAAAAAGTGTAAATCTGGATACTATTATTGCTACGACGAAAAAAAATGTAAACCAATTCCAAAGGGTTATCGAATAGGTTACGGTGGTTTCCTGCGTCATGAAAAAGATGATGACAGTAAAAATGGTAACAAGAAAAACGGTAACGGAGGAAATGGAAATGGTAGCAATGGTGGTAATGGTAATGGCAATGGTGGTAACGGGAATGGCGGTGGCAATGGTGGATCCAACGGTGGTGGAGGAGGAATGAGTGAGGGTAAATCTCACAAAGATCATGAACCCGAAATGATTCGTAATCAATTGAAAACTGCTGGAAGAGCATCTAAACGAATTGAAAAACATTCACGTAAGAAAGATAATTTCAAAGCGTGGGTTCAATCAAAGATAACTAAAGCATCTGATTACTTAGATACTGCTGCAGATTACCTTGATAGTAAAGATGTAAAAGAGGGTTCACTTCATAAATGGTTCAAAGGTTCTAAATCCAAAGACGGAAAAGGTGGTTGGGTCAATGTAGTCACAGGTGGAACTTGTGCAAGTGACGAACCTGGTGAAGGAACACCAAAATGCGTCTCTTCAGCAAAGAGAGCAAGTATGACAAAAGCAGAAAGATTATCTGCTGCACGTCGTAAGAAAAAAGCAGATCCTGGTCAACAACAAAAATCTGGTGCTGCAAAACCAACATACGTATCAACTGATAGTCCAAGGAAAAAGAAAATGAAAAAAGAATCTTCTGATTGGAGAAATGAAATTGAACTTACTGAAGCAGATAAGAAAGGTAAGGGTAGTGGAACAAAGGATGCTTGTTATCATAAAGTCAAATCAAGATATTCTGTCTGGCCAAGTGCTTATGCATCAGGTGCTTTAGTTAAGTGTCGTAAAGTCGGTGCTGCAAACTGGGGTAATAGTAGTAAGAAAGAAGAGTTTGAACCAACTGGTATTTCATTCCAACAGTTCTCAGAAAAATGTTGGAAGGGATATGAAAAGAAAGGTATGAAGACAATGTTTGGTAAGAGGTATCCAAACTGCGTAAAAAAGGAGCAAGTTGAAAGAGATGAGTATGGTGATCCGATGGGTGGACCAAAGATATCAGATAAACAGAAAAAGAAAAATTTAGCAAAGAACGAACCAGATAAGCAACATACTACAGATACTTCTGAGGGAATGGCATATGGAATCACTAGAGGATCAGGTAAACCATCAGGTCAAATGGCAGCATTTGGAAAAAAGAAACAAGAGAACCCTTACTCTCTAAAGAACAAGATAAAGATGGTGATTAAATCTGTTGCTGAGAAAGAAAGAGCAAAGGCGGGTGTGACAAAAGAGGATGTCATACCAGAGGCAAAGTATGAAGCAGGTGCTTCAACTTATGGTAAAGCAACAATTAGAAATAAAAGAAAGTTTGGAACATCTGGTGAAA